GGGAGTACAACACAAAAAGACTGGAGAGTTTTATGTGCAACTGCTAATGATGGTACTAATCCAGCTATAACAGAAGTTTCATTAACAACTGCACCAGCAGGTTCAACTACACAGGTTCAATATAATAGTTCAAGTGCTTTTGCAGGATCCGCTAATTTAGTTTTTGACGGAACAAATTTAACAGCGGCTGGAATAGTGACTGCTGAAGGTGGACAATTATCAACAACAGGAAAATCCTTTGTATTAGGATTTTAATAGGAGAGAAAATATGGCAAGTGAAGTAATGAAAGTAAAGCTGGTAGCAGGAATTACAGATTCTGAAAATGATTTACTTACGGTAACATCTGGGCACACTTATACGGTACTTAATATATCTATTTGTGAAACGGGCGGAACCGCAGAAACTTTTGATTTATATGTGCGGGACGACGCAGGCGCCAGCGATTATGAAATTTATTCTGATCAAGCTCTTGGTGCAAATGAAACTTTTGAACATACAAATAGAATTGTACTTGAAGCAGCCGATGTCCTTTCAGCTCAAACAGCTAGTTCAGCAAATGTTGACGCTGTTATCAGTTATTTAGATCAAACATTATAGTAGAAAATTATGAGCGGAATAGTCGGAAGCAAAATTAATATTAGAGGCTCCGGTCGAGTAGCCAAACTTGGAACAGACGGACAAGTTTTAACAAGTTCTGGTGCTGGCAAACCTGCAAACTATGAGGATGGTGCAACATCATACGATGATGATGCTGTTAGAGATGACATTGCAACATTAGCTTTACATCAGGCGACAAATGCCAATGCCGCAAAATATAATTTAGTTAATACCAATGTGGATCAGTACGAAGACTCAACAGGAGTGGCTACTTTTACTGATTGTTCCAGAGATACAACAGGAGAATATGTTTCTAGTGCTACAGAAACTCAAGCGAGATTTGTGTCTGATTCTGACACAATGTTCTTATTACATTCTAATACCACAGATGGTTCAACAACATTTACCGACAGTTCTTCCAACGCACATACTATAACTCAATTAGGTAGTGGCAATACTGAACACTCAACTGATTTTCCACCACCAACTTATTTAGGAACAACAGCTATTCATGGAGATGGAAGTGGTGGTTTGCAGACTGCTGCTTCTGCTGATTGGAATATGGGAACAGGAGACATGTGTTACGAATGGTGGTCATATTCAGATGGTACACCTGCATCATCAAAAAGAATAATATCTTGGAATCCTACTCATGAAACCTTTTTTAGACCCCTATGGACTGCTGATACTGGATGGAATAGATGGAATGTAGCTGGTACCAACTATGAATCAGGTACATTTGGTTCGCAGGGTGATGATGGTACTTGGACCCATAGAGTTTTTAACAGACAGGGAACTGTTTTTAGAGTGTATATAGGTGGAATAATGCAGACATTCGGGATTGTGCCTCAAACAATATCAGGTACTATGTTTACCGCTTCAAATAAATTTGGAATATTAGGTAGAGCAGATTCACCAGGCGAATATAGCGGTAGCAATAGTTTCATAACTGAAATTAGAATTTCAAAAGGTAATAGTCGTTATCCTGATGGAACTACTTTTACTCCAAACACTACTACAACATTCAATGCAACAGGAAATTATGTTTCCACAGCAACAACAGCCAATGCTTCTGTAAGTTCTATGGGAGCAGTAATAACTTATAAAAATCAATCCGGAACAAATACTTTAAATACTGACATTATTCTGGAAGTGTCGGCAAATTCAGGAAGCAATTATACGACCTGTGTCCTAACGGCAGCAGGTACTTTTTCAACAGGAATTTTACAGGCGGTAGCAAATGATTTAGCAGTTACCGCAGGCACTGGTATTCAATATAAACTTTCATTCGCTAATCAGAGTTCAGGAGTTAAAGAGGCCAGAATTCATGGTGTTTCATTAATGTATTAATTATGAGCGGAATAGTCGGAAGCAAAATTAATATTAGAGGTTCCGGTCGAGTAGCCAAACTTGGAACAGACGGACAAGTTTTAACAAGTTCTGGTGCTGGCAAATCTGCGAACTATGAGGATGGTGCAACATCATACGATGATGATGCTGTTAGAGATGATATTGCCACTTTAGCTTTACATGAAGCAACTAATGCTAATGCTGCTAAATATAATTTAGTTAATACCAATGTGGATCAGTACGAAGACTCTACAGGAGTGGCTACTTTTACTGATTGTTCCAGAGATACAACAGGAGAATATGTTTCTACTCTTTCTCAAGCTAGATTTGTGTCTGATTCAGATACAATGTTCTTATTACATTCTAATACCACAGATGGTTCAACAACATTTACCGACAGTTCTTCCAACGCACATACTATAAATCAATTAGGCGGTGGCGGTACTGAACACTCAACTGATTATCCACCACCAACTTATTTAGGAACAACAGCTATTCATGGAACTGGAAGTGGTGGTTTATATATGGCAACTTCTGCCGATTGGAATATGGGGACAGGAGATTATTGTTACGAATGGTGGACATATACAAATGGTACACCTACAAGTACAGCTAGACTATTATCTTTTGATAATACTGACCAAGTCATTATGAGACCTAAATGGACTGTTGATGGTGGATGGACTAGATTCCAAATAGCTGGTGTTGCCAAAGAAGCAGGTGTATATGGTTCGCAGCCTAATGATGGTGTTTGGACCCATAGAGTTTTAAACAGACAGGGAGATGTTTTTAGAGTATATATAGATGGTGTAAATAAGACATTCGGTATTATGCCTTTAACAGTCTCAGGTACTATGTTTACCGCTTCAAATCTTTTTGGAATATTCGGTAGAGCAAGTACACCTAGCGAATATTGTGGTTCCATGATTTACATGACCGAAATGAGAATTTCAAAAGGTGTAAGTCGTTATCCTGATGGAACAACTTTTACTCCAAATGGTACATTTAATGCAACAGGAAATTATATTTCCACAGCAACAACAGCTAATGCTTCTGTAAGTTCTATGGGAGCAGTAATAGCTTATAAAAATCAATCCGGAACAAATACTTTAAATACTGACATTATTCTGGAAGTGTCGGCAGATTCAGGAAGCAATTATACGACCTGTGTTCTAACGGCAGCAGGTACTTTCTCAACAGGAATTTTACAATGTGTAGCAAATGATTTAGCAGTTACCGCAGGCACTGGTATTCAATATAGACTTTCATTCGCTAATCAGAGTTCAGGAGTTAAAGAAGCCAGAATTTCTGGTGTTTCATTAATGTATTAATTACTCCAATTAAAGATAAATATCCAAAGAGATAATCAATTAAAAACGAAAAGGCATCAATTTAGGCATCCCTAAGTAGTTGATCTACACCACGATCTAGTATATTTGTAATAGAAACGGATTTTCTATGCTACAAAAAGTAAGCTTTTTACCAGGATTCAATAAACAAGTTACAGCCACCGGTGCCGAAGGACAGTGGACGGGAGGAGACAATGTACGTTTTAGATATGGTACACCTGAAAAAATAGGGGGCTGGGATCAGTTAGGAGAAGATAAATTAACAGGTGTCGCTAGAGCCCTTCACCACTGGGATGATAATGCAGGCATTAAATATGCAGCGATCGGCACTAACAGAATTTTATACGTCTATTCAGGTGAACAGTACTATGACATTCATCCTATTCGAACCACAATAACAGGTTGTGATTTTACCAGTACTACTTCAGACACTGCGGTCACGGTTACTTTTCCAAGTTCCCATGGGCTAGTGGATGATGATATTGTTAAATTTGATGCTGTTAGTGGAGTGACAGCAATTGGATCAACTTATAATGATGCCTCCTTTGAAGACATTAAATTTATGGTGACGTCGGCGCCTACCGCAACCACGATTACTATTACCATGGCAGCGGCGGAATCAGGAACTCAATTAAGTAATTCAGGTTCGGCATCAGCTTTGTGTTATGTAACCGTTGGACCAGCTCAAGAACTAGGAGGTTATGGATGGGGTACAGGAACTTATTCTGGATCAGCTTCAGGAGCAGCGACCACTACTTTATCAACGACTCTTGCAGTTCCTCCGGCTGCAGTTACAACGATTGTGATTGCTGATTCAACTGCTTTTCCTACTTCAGGAGAAATTAGAATAGATTCAGAGGATATTTCTTTTACAGCTAACGATACAGGCACAGGAACTTTAAGTGGTGGAGCAAGAAACGTTAATGGAACCACCTTAGCTGGGCATACGTCAGGAGCAACTGTTACTAATATTTCAGATTATGTAGCATGGGGTGAAGCGTCTTCCGCTGACTTTACCATTGAACCCGGACTCTGGGTTCTGGATAACTATGGAACAAAATTAATTGCTCTTGTTTATAATGGATCTTGTTATGAATGGGACGCAGCAGCTTCGAATCCAACAGAGAATCGAGCAACGATTGTTTCAGGAGCACCAACAGCTTCGAGACACATGTTAGTTTCCCCCGTTGATCGTCACTTAATTTTCTTGGGAACTGAAACAACGATTGGTGACACAACTACACAGGACGACATGTTTATCAGGTGGTCAGATCAAGAAAGTACCAGCGACTATACACCTTCCGCAACCAATACTGCAGGCACGCAAAGACTGGCGCAGGGTTCTAAAATTATGGGAGCTATTCGAGGTTTTACCTTTTCTTTTGAACACGTTGGAACGAACTGTGGTCTCATTGGCAAGAATGCCTGCATGGAAGTCGATGGAACTGCTTTCTGGATGTCGGAAAATGGTTTCTTTCAATACTCAGGTCAGCTTCAAACAATGCCATGCTTGGTAGAAGATTATGTTTTTGAAGATATTAATACTACTTCCAGAAATCTTATTAACGCAGGACTTAATAATCTTTTTGGAGAAGTGAGCTGGTTCTATTGCAGTTCAGGTTCTGATGTAGTGGATCGGGTAGTCACTTATAATTATTTAGAATCGGTGATGCTTAAAAAACCGATATGGTATACAGGTTCTCTACCGAGAACCGCCTGGTCTGATTCCTCTGTTTTTGCTAAACCCCATGCTTGTTATT